TCATGAACTGAGTAAGAGGATCTTTATTGTCTCCTCGAACTGTACGAATGTAGTGGGGTGAATGTCTAGCATGTATGCCACTAGCACTGTCCACTAGTTGTGACACTGTGCCTGATGGTTTGACACAAGTGATAGCAGCAGACTCAGGTATACCTAAACGCATAGCCCACTCTTTATTTGTTTGTACTGCTGTCTCACGTAAATGTTCTAGTGTTTTTTCTAGACCTTTATTCTTAGAAGTCATCAATGGGTTGTCCATTATTCCTGTGAGCGACACACCGAGCAATCGTTCCTCTTCGGTATTTCTCTGCCACACTTTTCGCAGGTATGGAAATTTAGTGTAGGAAGACTGAATAGTTCCAAGAATTGTTGCCAGTTGTACTTTATGTCTAAGATTATCAATTGTATCTGTAGCCCTAACCACAACCTCAGTGAGGTTACAAAATTGGTAAGGCCGTAAGATAATTTCTGAACAAGGGTTAGTACCAAACTCATAGTTAGGGTCACGCCTACCATACTTCTCAGCTTGTTTCTTAGATGCTTCACGATTGAATACACCACGTTCTCCACTTCCTGATTCTACTAATGCCATCCACTCTCTCATAAAAGAGATGCCATCTGGTTTCTCTGAATAAGATACAGAGTTATTAGCTAATGCACGTTGTGGTTCATTCTCCCACCACTTACCTGACTTAGCGTGGCGCATACGGTCATCACTAAGATTAGATAGAGAGATCATAGCACTACGTCTAACACCACCTACAACTACTACCTCACCAACCTTACACATAAGATCATGACACTCGATAGAAGATAGCCTACGTCCTTGGGCATCTTTAAATATCTTTACTGTAAAGTTAAACAAGTCAACAAGAGGAGCAGGACCACTAGCCCTACCACCGAATGTTTTGAGCCTAGCACCTGCAGGACGTACACGAGACACATCCCACTTAGGTATCTCACCTGCCCACAGCAATGCTAGTAGTTGTCTAAATGCTTTAGCCCAACCTTCTTTACTGTCTCTAACTACTATAGTTGTGTCGCTATCAAACAACTCAGGTATCTCTGGTAGTTTCTGTACAAACTGTCTCTCCACGGAGAAGCCTACACCTGTACCACACAACAAAATAAACATAGCTTCATCGAATGACTTAGGGTCATCGACTGGTAGGTATGAGCAGTTGTATCCTGCTGTGTTGTCTCTTTCGAGAGCAGGTCCAGCAGTCATCATTGCTCTCATACTTGGCATTACCTCAAGGCTGAGGATAGCTTGTTCGATCTCGTTAGCTGTGCTCTCTTCTACTTTTGTATGCACAACCTCAGAGATATACCGTCCTACTGTCTCAGGCCAAGACTCCCTGCCTTTACCATCGAAGTACTTTGCATAACGTGACTTGTGTATAAATGACTGATAGTCAGTCGGTAGATAATTATTCATTTATTTTCTCCCATATTCGTAGGTGCGTATACTTCACCATTATACTTACTTCCAGTTGCACCTTCTCCTGTTTCTACTCCGTTGTTACATTTAAAGACTACTATCAATAAAAATAGTATAGCCCATAAACTAACTCTCTTCGAGTAAAATATAAACAGTTCGAATGTTTTCTTTGCTTCTATTTCTGCTGCTTGTGCTGGTGTCATTCTGGCGTAGTCCAAGGATAACAGGGTACAATACTTTGCTTACAATACTTTGCGTTATCCACCAGTAGTACTGGAAGAATACATATCACAAATATACAAAACAATAAAGGCCATACTAAACCTTTCATATCACAATAGTTCATCTCTTGTCACCACTTCCCTGTAGTGTTCCTCTTTCTTTACGTCCATATAGTTTCTCGATATTACCTAGTGCAATATCATGAAGACTAACATTGAGATCTCTAGACAGAGCAGCAATATACCAAAGGACATCACCTATCTCAGCAACGATAGCATCACGATCAAAGTCATTATCACGTAACATCTTCTTTACTTTGTTAGCTACCTCTCCTGCTTCACCTGCTAGTCCAAGTGCAGGATAAAGTATTTGATGTGCTGTTTTGTACACAGCAGTCTTAGCTGCTGCATTCTGATACTCATTCAAACTCATATCTTTATTCTTATAAGTTTCGTTGTAGTATTCCCACGCTTCTAAATCAGTTTCATTTAACATTCTTCTACTTCACACTCCTCTACAATTACATCGTCTATATCATACATGGCTGATGATACAAGTTCCTGAACAACTCTAGGCATATCTGATAGATCTGCCTCTATAAAGTTAGCCTCAGGATCTACAGCTATAGTCATTCTTATCTCATACCTCATAGCAAGAACCTCTAGTTATATTCAAACCAATTAATAAATCAACCATATTCTTTTTGCAATCTCTCAAGAGATACAAACTCTGGTTCATACACACCATCTCTTATCTCTCTCTTGATGACACAACCTTTCCACCACTCTAAATTAGACTGTCCTGCCCAGTCTTCACTCCCACCTTTGAAACATCCTGCAACCAACCCGATAATTGAATTAGGATGTGCAGAATCTTTAAAATAGATAGAACGTTTATGGCTATGACCACAGGTAGAAGAATGGTTTCTATTCTGTAGTAAGGTGTAACCATGATGAGTACCAGACATAGCTGTGCCATAGTTACCACTAGCAAAGTAATGAGCATATGATACCCCATCGTAGTCAGCGATTGCAGGTGCTGAGTGCTGATACTCATGGTATTCATCGAACCAGTGATCCGTTTGAAGATGCCCAAAGGATATCCCATATTTCTCTCCCTGTAGTCGGGGGTCATGGGCGATTGCTCTTTTAATTCTGTTCTCATGGTTGCCCTCGAATCCAATCCAAAATGGTTTCTTATACTTTCTAATACTAGGTTTCTTTCTTAGTCTTTCCATAGCTTCATTATAGTGATCGACATCTGCTTCATAGTTCTGAGATACGATAGCCTCTGGATACTTTGTATCAAAACTATTTAAAGATTTCATGTCAGCCCCATCACCTAGATCTACAACATAACTAGGATTAACATCATAGATTAATTCACCAAGTAAATCAAACCTATCGTTAGGTATTGTTGGATCTGTGTGAGCACAACTAAATATTATTGCTGTTTTATTGGACATGTTCTATCACCTTTCTGGTTTGCTTATGTGTATGATCTTGCTCAGAGTTACCCCATTCGTCAATAGCAAATGGACCTGTCTTATGTAGCCTGTCAACATCGTCCATTGCATCTTTCATAGTACGGTAAAAGTATTCTTCTTCTTCCTCTTTTAAATTAGATACGTTTCTAGTTAAACATAAGTTCCATATGTTACCATCTTCATCATCATACGGACCTCGTATAACTTCTACTATCTCTACGACTGGAACAAATTTATCACTCATCTTTTATTTCCTTTAACCATTCTTTTGGTATTGTCTTGTCTGCATATTTGAAACCATGTTTCTTACACCAATCACCATAAGAACTCTTAGCACCTTTGTAAAGTTTAGATCTACTATTATTAAAAACAAATCGTATGTCTAGATCTGGAAACTGCTTCTTTATTTCTTTGTGCTTACGTCTATCGACTGATATAAATCTTCCTTTCGTTTCTATTATTATTCCATTCTCTAATACAAAGTCAGGTGTATAAGTTCTTATCTTTAAGTCTACCCACTTAATCTTTTCTTTCTCATAGGTAAACTTTATCTTTAGTTTCTTAAGATACTTAGCCATGTCTTCTTCAAGACCAGACCTGTACCCTGCTTGTATACCTTTTAATCTATTCCTGTTGAAGGACATTACTGTACTCCAAGTCTTCATGTACCATAGGTTTCTTTACAACCTTTGTTAGAAAAACAGGACGATCAGAATAAATAAACTTACGCAATCCAGGATAGCACTCCTTCTTAAAATCACAGTACGAACAAGCACTGCTTAGTTTCTCATTACCGTTAGGATTCTTAGCAGACTGAGGAACAGGATCGAACCCTCGATCTGGCGGCTGCTCCCAAGTCACCATGTCTTTCAAGTAATTAACTTCTTTTTCTTTTGTCTTTAGTTCATCAGTAAAGTCATAGACATCTAAGCATACGTGACCATTAACTTTATCTATAACAAGAAATGCACCTTCGGTTTTGTTAGTTACCTTGGGGTCATCCTTAGCTGCGTAGACATAAGAAGATAGCTGAGAGATATATCCAAATGGATCATCCTCTCGTAGATTACCCTCTTTAAATTTCTTAAATGAGTAAGGTGACGCAGACTTAACATCAACAGTCATACCATCAATCACTGCATCCCTGTGTCCTTTGATACCATGTACGTTCAGTCTATCCTGCATACCAGTAACACTGTGTCCTGACACAGCAGCTATCGTTAAGACTAACTCCTCTATGATATCACCGTAGAAGAACTTCAGTAATGCTGACGGTGGTAATACCTCACCCTCACCTGTCTTGTTTATCTTATACCAAAGTTTTCTTTCGCACTTAGTACCGAGAGAAGACAACGACAGATATCCTCTTGGCTCTTGTGGTTTAGAAAACCTTTGCTCTGCCATATGAGATATATTTGTAGCCATAGCATCACCAAGAGTATTATCCCAACCATTGTTACCAATGATTGTCTGCTCGATGTCTTGTACTAATGTGTCTATACTTTTCATTTTATCCTCTTTTGGTTTGTTGCCCCCACCCAACTAAGGGAAGGGGCATTCTCACACAACACAACAAAAAGGAATTACCTAAAAGGGAACAGCTTCCCCATCAACAGCTTTCTTAGCT